CGCTCACCTTCTCATTCAAAAAAGCTTCGATCTCGGCTTTGGTGAAGTACCGCGTGTCGCCGCGTGTATCGGTATGATACTGCACATGCGGATCGGGAGACAAAAGATGATCTCCGATGCCCGCTCCCTGAACACCTTGCGGTCCCTGGGGGCCTTCAGGGCCTTGAGGACCGACCGGACCAGTCGCACCTTGCGCGCCTTGCGGACCAATATCGCCCTGCGGCCCTTGCGCCCCGACGGGTCCTTGTGGCCCGGTATAGCCGCGCGGTCCGGTTGGCGTGAGATCAACGATCGTTTCAGACACCGCCCAAATCTCCTAGATAGTCGAGTACACCCCTGATGCGCAGCGAAGTCCCGGCGACCGCAGCGGTGAGTTCGTAGCGATACGCGCCCGGCGCCAGCCGCTTGAGATGGAGCCGATCAAGCTCAACGACACACTCGCCGACACGCTCGGCATCCAGCGTCACCGATCCCAACTCCGACGACAGAAATGCTTGCACGGCACCGGCGCTGTTCGACACGGTGAAGCGCGCACGGGCATCCGCGAGGCTCATCGCCTCGTCGCCGGACATGAACAGGAACGAATGCCGCAACCGCGATTTGACCGCGTATATTCTTATCTGGCCGCCGGTCACCTTCATGCTGTCCTCACGCTGCTGCCGATTGCTGCTGCTTGACGCCGAGGATCTTGCTCTTGATCGCGGCGATGGTGTCCTTCGACAGCCCCTTTTCCTTGCCCGCTTTCTCGACGGCCTTGTTGGCCTGCTTCAGGAAGTTGGTTTCGATGCGCACGCGCGTCGCGACCGACAGCTCACGCGCCTTTTCGAGGTTGCGCAGCGCTTCGGATGCGACGCCGAGCATCACCATCGACGGCGACTTCTTCGACAACGAGGCTTCAGAGAGAACGTCGAAGATCAGCGTCTTGATGGTTTCGCCGAGCAGCATGCCGACATCGCCTTCCGGCGTCTCGTCCAGCTTCTCGGCCCACACGGCCGCGATCTCGCGCGCGTTCTCCAGCTGCTTGCCATAGCTTGCGAGCCAGAGCGCCTTGCGATTGAATGCGCTTTTGGAGATCGGCTTCAAGCCGAGGTTTTCCAGCTTGCCGTTCAATTCGCGCAGAATGTCTGCCTGCGTGCGCTTGCGCTCCTTCAGCGCGGCCATGGCGCGCATCACGGCGGGCTCTGCCTCTTCGGGCAGCATGTCGATCGACGACAGCCGGCTACGTCCCGTGCGAGGGGCGATTTCGGTCTCGGCGGCCACGTCAGACGCCGCCGGCCGCTTCGCATTGCGCTTCGACTTCGCGGCTGCCGCCATGTCAGGTCACCGGTCTGGGGCGGGCAACGCCCGCGATGAGCTTGCGGCGCTCGACATGATCGAGGCCGCGTTCGGTCAATTCGGCGATGACAACGCCGGCGACATCGGTGAGTGTCACTGCGCGCGTTTTCTCAAGCCAATCGAGTTCGGCGCGCAGGTAGTCGCGGGATTTGACATGGCCGAATGTCTCGATGACGCGCAGCAAGAGATCGTCATTGAGACGATAATTCGGTTGGCGCGCCAGTTCTTCGAGCACGATGCGCCGGATATCTTCCGCAACAAACTTCCGATAGTCACTCATTTTCGCCTCGCGCCAGCTGTGCGCATCGGCTGCGCATGAAGCAGGAATTCCTCCAACCGTTGCATCGTGGCCGTGTAGCTCTTGAGGGCTTCGCCTTGCGCGCCGATCTGCGCCTGCATGTCCTTCATGTGCAGCTCAATCCGGTGCACGGTCTCCTTGTCCGGCATATGCTTGAGTTCACCTTCGAGCTCGCTGCACCGTTGCGATGTCGCCGTCGCCTCCGTCCGCAAATGACCAATCTTGCTTTCCGCCTCGGCACGCACAGCCGCGACTTTGCCCTCCAGGTCTCTCAACGCTTCGGCTCCCGCCTTGCTCTTGGCTTGGCTCCAGGAGAACAAGAACGCCCCCGCCGAAACGAGCACGGACAGAACGCGGAACAGCATGTCTGCATCTACGACCATAGTTAGCGCGCTCCGCAGTAGTGCTTGCGGCGCACGTTGTTGCGGCGGATGCCGTCGATGCTCTCACGGGTGTCCAACGGCGACCACGTGAGGCGGCGCCAGACGCGGCAGGCGGCCTTATTTTCCGCCTTTGACACGAGCTTGGTCTCGGCAGTCTTCGTCTGCGGCGCACAACCGCTCAAGCTCGCGGCGATCGGCAGGAGTAAGAGGCAGAGCCTCATCAGCGGATTGAGCATCTTCAGCACGGCGATCGGCCTCTTCCCGGTGTTGATCTTCCAAACGTTGGATGGTGCGCTGGCACTGCGCGTTAGCGGCGGCCGTGGCGTCGCGCGCCGCGTCATGGCGCAACCACCACGGCACGAACGCCAGCACGGCAACGATGGCCGCGACTTTGAGTACTTCGATGAGGACGCCCGCAGCGCGGGCGCCAATGAACTTCGCAAAAAGATTGAACAGGATCATCAGCGCCCCACGTTCTTTCCTTCGTTGTCGTCTTCAACGCGATACGCGATGATCGCAGTGGCGGCAGCCATCACCAGCAGGCCGAGCACGATGAGAGCGATCACCATGTTGCCGGGCTGCATGAGCCAGGAGACCTGCTCTTGCGCTGTGACCACGGCCTCGCGGCTTTGCCCGACTGCCGTCACGGCCGCCGTCGCCGCGCCGAGCGGATCTTCGACGACGAGACCAGCGACTGCGCCCGTTACGGTGGTTGCGGCACCCGTGAGGCGCAGATTGCGCGCGGTGCGCACGGTGCGCGATCCAGCCTTCACAAGATCGCGCGAGGTGCGCGGCTTTGGCGCGTTGGAGCCGGCGGGATACTGCTTCCACGGCAGCTGCATGTGCGGCATGTCGCAGAAGCCCTTCCAGTTCCCGCCCCATTCGACGGGAATTCCAAGCTCTTTCGAAGCCGCTTCGAACGCCTTCCAAATCTGCCGGTAGCGCGCCGTATTGTCCCAATCGAAATCAGGACCAGTCCACGGCGCCACGTCCACGGCGTGTCCCGTGAGATGGCGGCTGCGCATCGTCTTCGATGCGCCTTGGCGCACGTACTGGCGCTGACGCTCCAGCGTGCGCAGGCCTTCGACGACCTGGAAAGGCGTTTCGGTAAGTTCCGCAGCCCGGTGCACGACCTTGACCAGGTCGGGGTGTACGCCCTCAAGTCGCTGTAGCGATCGGGCGCTGAGTGTGCAGCCGGGCATTGGTTCGGTTCTCCTTTGAGACCGAACCAGGATGGCAGCGCCGCGCGCGGGCCATCACGGGGAACGCATTCGCGCTCCTAAGCGTCACTCTCGCCGTCAGACGGCGGCGGCAGGAAGAGATCGAGCTGCGAGGCAAGATACTTGGCGCGCATGTCGCGCTTGACGCGTGTCACCCATCGGCGCGTGACGCCAAGGCGGCGGGTGATCTCGGTGGAGCTGTAGCCCTCCGCGATCAGCTTTTCCAGGCGGGCGCGGCGTTGCATTCTGGTGAGGTTCGCGCCGGTTGGCAACTCGATTTCGATGCCCGTCGTGGCCAGCGCGAAGTGCTCGCAGATGGCATCCGCCGCTACGCGCCCGACGCAATGTACAAGCCAGTGATGATCGGGCGCATAGCGCGGGATGTAGACGCGGTTGCCACCGTAACGGTCGCAGATCGTCATGGCAGCTTCCACGCCGGCGATCTCGGCGATCTCGACCATCAGCGCGGGCAGGCCATCGAGATTTGCCGGAACGGGCCGCTCGCTGGAGATCGGCGATGTGTCCGGCACGACGGCTGCGGCATTCGCAGCGGAGGAGTTCCTGGCTGGCAATATATTTTTGTTCATCAATCGTGACTTTCCGCGTGACTGTTATTCAGTACGCGACGGACGCGAGCGCCCAATGCGGCTATTGCCCGATCCTAGTCCTGATTGTCCAGGCACTGAATGCCGCGCCTCTTGCCGGTGACGCGGCATGCATAGTCTTCGAGGAACGTTTCCGGCGTCGTTCCTGGAATGGCGCGGATGTCGCCGGCGCCATCGAGCAGCCTGACTTGTGCCTCAGCCACGGCGCGGCGTGGATGAGTTGGCCAGTCAGTCCAGCGCACATCCGCTTCGCGCGCGAGCCATGCCTTCAGGCCCTCGATCGCCTTGTTCGCGTCGGCGGCATCCACAAGAAACCGCGTGTGATCGATGCGGCACTGGCGCTTTACGAACCCGATCAAGGAGGCATCCGAGCGCGAGCGCGCGACGCCGAGGTGATAGGCCGAGATCCACAACGCCCTCAGCTTGGGCGCATAGAGGCCCTCGGCCTTGATCTGCTTCACCGCACCCGTCTTCGCCAGCAACTCGCACACATGTACGAGTTGAGGTTCAGACAGGGCAGCGGCCGAACGCCGCCCCGTCTCGCGCTCGAGCAGATCGCGATAGTCCTCGTCCTCCATGCCGGATTGCTTGGCCAGCAAATGGATCTTGGCGAGCAGAGAACGCCGGTTGGCCGAGTAGATACGGGCGGGACGGCTCATGGCATCAGCCCTTCTTGGGTTCGACGACGAACGTCTCTGCACCCTCCACGACGCGCAAGCCCTTGACGGGTGCGGACCAGATGACCGGGCGCTTCAGGATCTCGGCCTTGTCGATTTCCTCGCGCAGGCGAACGAACATCGCGAGACCCGCCTTCTTGAACTGGGCAATCACGCTCTCTTCGTCGTCGATTTCGACGCGGGCGCGGCCCTTGCGCCATGACACGGTGCCCGTGACGAACTTCAGCGTCTTGGTCTTCCCGTCCGTGAGTTCCTTGCGGCGCGTCTCGCAGTAGGCTTGCACGCCCTTCGTCAGGCGGTCGATCTCATCCTGGATGGGCTTTGCCTGCGCAGATGCGCGCTCGCGCAGCGTGGCGATGTGCGTATTGAGCGCAGCCGCATTGGCGTTAAGCTCGTCCGACAACCGCCCGATGCGGGCGATCGCCATTTCAACGTCGGTGATCGTTT